ATCTGACATCTGATTTTGGTTAACATCTACAGCAGCACCATAACCGGCAGCTCTAATTTCAGCAATTACAATATCATTTTGTCTGTTCTTCTCATTCTCTTCAGATTCAAACTGCATCTTCATCATAGCTTCTTGAGTCTTAGCTTGTAAAGCTTGTTCCTGCATAGCTTGTTGTTGCTGCATTTCTTGCTGACGTTGAGCTTGTTGCTTTTCTTCAGCAGACTTAAGAATATGAGTAACTTCAGAGATAGACTCAGCTTTCATGATATTACCTAAATCATAGATAGAAGCACCGGCAGTGTTATTTGTAAGAGCTAATTGCTTCAATTGTTCTAGCGTAGCTCTATGATTTGTCTTAGTTGTACAGAAAATATTAAAATCTCTGAGCAATAAGTCTGTACCATTCATCTCAAAATTAACTTTTTCATCAGTAGAAGTGATATACTGCAATCTGATAGAAGGCTTAGTTGATTGATAGTATTGAGCTAAGTCTGTACGCATCTGATGCACACGAGGCATTAAGTAATCACAGTGATTAATAAAATATGTCTCAGTTTGTGCATAGGAGTTTGATACAGCCATTCTAACGCCTGTAGCGGTAGCTTGCTCCACTTGCTCTCCCAAACGCTGTGGTGTGATCCCTATGACCTCAAAAGCTTGTTGCTTAAAGTAATTAGCTAATTGAGTTCTAGACATCAAACGTTGTGTTTGTTCTAAGTTTAATACTTGGTAATGTTGGAAGTTAAGAGCATTCTCAGTGTTAGTGATAGAAGTATCTAATGGTAACATCTGGAAGTTCTTCATTGCAACATAAGCTTTTGCCAAGTTGTTCTTTCCCCAATCTTCTCCCAATGAGTGTCTAGGTAAAGCATTCTGATCTAACATGATCACAGTACCTAACTCATCTACAAGAATATCAGCAATCTGGTTGTTAACAATGTTATAACCAATCTGATAAGGCTTCATCAAATCTACAAGAGATGTAGACTTAGTGTTTCTATCTGAGAATACAGATCCTTCTACAGGTAATTTACAACCGTACAGTGTAGCATCTCCTTTAAATTGGAAAGGTACACGTCCGGGTTTTGATTCATTAATACCAATGTAGATTGGATTAATACCACCAGCATTATTATTCATACCAAAGTATGCAGGATAGTTAGGTCCAATCTTTACACCACCCCATACTTCATTAATCCAAATCCAATCTATATGCTCACCAGCAATTAGATTCTCTTTATTCTTATTCTTAAATAGTGTAGTATCATACAAAGGTTTTTGAGTGATTTTATATGACTCATCTACAACATCTTGAATTACTTGACCATTCTCATCAATCTTAGTTAAGTGTCCTACTTTACGCTGTGACTTCCAATAGATATGAGCAACACGTAACATATCCGTATTCTTATAATCTACATAGTCTTCAGACTCAGACATGATGTAACTAACAATATCATTACCGGCTGTACTATTCTGCTCCCAGGTAGACATAAACTGTCTGTACTGTAATGAAGGCATATTAGTATTCCACTCATGTGATTTAGTAGCATCATAGTATGATCCATCATTCTGATAACCTTCTAAAGGATAACCAGCAGCTCTTGTAGGATAAATAGCCTCCATAGAACGCAACTGATCATCAGTCATCAAGTAACCATACTTGTCAATAATATCTGCTACAGTATATAACTCAATCTTACCTACCCAGTTACCCTGAGAGATATATCTTACATCAGGAGACTTATGATAGAAAGTTACTAAAGGATTCCACAACTCCATCTCATAATCATCCTCATTCATCTTGAAATGCCAGAACTCTCTATCTGTGATTAACATATCACGGAAAGCTCTTTCTTCAAGTTCATCCATTTTAAATCTTTCTTCATCTACACGGGCTTGGTGTTCTGCCCATTCTTCTAGCATAGATCTATAATCTTTCTTGAAGTATTGTTCAATCTCAGGTAATGATTTAAGATTTTCTGGAGATAATGCTTTCTGGATTTCAGGATCTTCTAAATCAGCACCCTGTTCAATCATACTCATCACCATCTTACGCTCAGCATCAGCTAATAACTTCTGCTCAACCATAGCTCTCTTCTGCTCTAATAACTCATTATATGAGATCTCATCTACAGCACGGAAACTAACTCTAGTATTTCTTTTAGCAAATTCAGATACAAGTACGTTAATTACGTTGGGGATAATAGGATAAAACTTTAACTCTAATGCAGACTGATCCTCTTTAGTAAGAACATCAATTAACTCTGCATATTCTACATCCTCTTCAACAACATAATCTGTTTTATCTATAATACCTTTAGCAAGCTTATAGTTCTTAGAAAGCCTTCTAGCATTTCTACGCAACTGCTTCATGCCCTGCCATTCTAGCCAGTCAAGATTATGAGCAGCCCAGTCATCATTTTTTTCATTACGAGGAATAAACTGTATAGGTTGAGTTAAAGTAGACATACGATTGTATTCTACTTTTGCTCCATTTTTTAATTGCAGTGCGTTAAAAAGTTGCATTTTCTTTTTTTAAATTAATTTAAAAACTGTATCATTATGTCTAATACCGGAAAGTTTTCGTGTTAATGTATTAGGTCTTATGTTTATACTGATAGCAGCATTTTTTATAGATGTAAATATCTCATTAGTTTCTGTATTAATTACACTTTTTGATGCAGCTTCTACAATTTTATTTTTTGCAGCTTCAGTATGAGATTTTCCATACATCCCGTGATTTATACCAGATACTTTTTTAGAAATTTTATTTTTACTTTCTTCTGATAAAATTCTACCATATGCACCTTCACCACCAAGGGTTAAATTACATAAAATTCCACCATCACATTTTCTTTTGTACATAGAAATAAATTCTCTTTCTTTTTCACAAGCTTCTTCCCAAGTTAAATCATCAAATACAATGTCTATTCTATAAGCTGTTTTAGAAATAATATTTTTCCAATGTTTAGTTCTAGGATTAATAGAGTTAGCTCTTTTATATTGAGCATCACTACCTATTCCTATATAAAAAGGCTCATTTTTATCTAATCTAATATGTCTATAAAGATAAGCCATAGTCTGTAATTGTTGTATTAGGTTGTTCTATTAATTCATCTAAACTCATCTCAATGGTATCATCATCTTCATCAGAATAATAGCTAACGTAAGTTACATTAACTGTAATATTTTCCATTGCTGTAGTACTTATGTACCAGTTCATTATCTTAAATTTTTAAATGCCTGTTTTGGCCTTTGCATACCGCTAGAAGACCCGCTTTTCCCAATATGCCTAAAAGCCCCTACTTTTAATTTATATAAATCTTTTGACTTATCCAAACTTTCAGGGTTTAGTTCTCTACGTTTTAAATATCCACGGTTTGATTGTTGGATTTTTGCAAAGGCTACTAGAGCTGTAAATGCTACAAGTCTATCCACGTTTAATCCTTCCCTATATGCTAGCATCTCCTTGATTAGCATAGGATCCGGTATTCTAGATACACCATATGTTGTCTTTACAACTGAGCCATCTGTCTTATAATCATGGTCTATCTCTTCTCTAAGGAACTCAATAGCATAAGAGATAAGGTGTGCCTTAAATAATGTACCCGTGTTTCTCCAACCATACTGCTGATATACACTGGCATTACTACCAATATCTTTCAGGAATAAGATCTGATCTTTAGTTACAAGATATCTTTGCTTTCTCTGGGAGATCATATATTGAATAAATAAAGATACGTTATTCTCCACTAGTGTCCAAGCATTATACCATTCTATAATTAGCTCTAATCTTTCATGTGTTTTTTTGATATCATCAAAACGCCCACACCAAGCTGCTACAATTTTATCCTGTTCTATATGCGTTTTCTGCTCTCCATTCTCTTCTCTAGATACTTCAACAGGGGCTTTATAAACAAAAATAGAACAAAGAGAATCAGAGGTAGTAGTCTTACCTTCAGAAACCGGGTCAATACTTGCATAGTACATTCCAAATGTGGGATCTTTTTTAGGTCTCTCCCACACGACCAGACAGCCACTTTTATCCTCCGTCTTTTTAGAAATAGGGAACTCATTGATAGGTAATTTGTTAGAGTCTTTTACGGTTAAGTTGTTATGTTCATCCCTGTATAATTCTAATAATTCATAAGGATATTCTTTGTCTTCAATTCTCCTCAACTGAGCAGCAAGTAAGTGCACTGCAAACACAGATTCCCGTCTAAATGCAAATGCCTCTTCAATATTTGTAGGTTTCTGAGAAATACGCAACTGATACTTATCAGGCTCAATCTCTTTCTTCCACTTAATTCTCTCTTCTTTAATAGCTTCTAAAGCTTCCTCTACTAATGAGTTACCATACTTATCTACAAATGGCATCATAGACCATTGTTCTGGAATAAATAATCCAGCTGTACCAATGGTTCCTTTACCGTCTAATAGATTAGTTTCTACTGCAAAGATGTCATTAGCTTCAGGATTCATGATAAGATTCTTCAATGGTTCACACTGATCCAAATCACCCACAGATCCTGCTGCAATAAATACACCTGTAGTCACCATACCAGACTGTAATGCTGGCCGTAGGTACTCATATGTTTCCCCCATCTTAGGAGCAATACCTGCTTCCTCATGGAAGAAATACTGACAAGGACCACCCACACCGGCTGTTGCAGATTTCTCAAAGGACATACCTTGTATAGTACCTTTTAATCCTACCTCAGTTTTCTTATTGCCTTTTCTTACCTCAATCTTTTGCTGCCATAGCATAACTTTATCCGGGTTCATAGGTCTATACCAGGCTGTATGTTCATTTAAGAAAGATGCGTACTCATCTAAAAACTTCCAAGTACCTTTATCATTTATATAGTCTTTCAGAGAAGCACCTATTTTAAGAGTTACACCCTCTTCAAACCATAATGAATTAATTAACTTACCAGCATGAAAGTATGATGATGCAATCTGACGTTTCTTCAAGATTGCTACATGTTTGTAGTACAATTCAGCTAGTACTTCATACAATGCCATGTGATACTGTGCATCCCGGACTTTAGCAAATCCAAACTTCTTCTCTTCCTTATCATAAATAGGTAGGAAGTTAAGCCACATGTAATAGTCTCTAGTTAGATACCATACATTCTTGCCATCCTTGTACAATACTCCGGTCCTACATTTCTTTTTCTGATCATCCCAGTAATAGATGTAATCTTTAGATTTAAATGGTGCAACAGTATAAAAGCCTAACTTATTAAATACAGTGGCTTCTTTATTAAACAATAAAGCTGTTTCATTAAAGTTATACTGACCCGGTTCTTTAAATAATGTAAGTACATACTCTCTCCATTCCTCTTTAGAAGAAAATGTACTAATAGTCCATGCACCATTATCCCAGGTTGGTATCTCTATAATTTCACTCATTTACTAGATCTTCAGGTTCTTCAACATGTCCGTTATATTTAATAATCATATAAAGTAATGTATCAATTGTCTTAGATGAAATCCTAGACTTACATTCTTTAGTATTATTAAAATATGCTTCTTTATCCTCAGATTTAAAAGCACTCCATAGTTTGGTATGGGGGTTATATGTAAACAACCATCCATATAAATTTTGTTCCGTATTATTGGTCATAAGCTAATCCTATATTTCCTCTTACTTGGCTTTGTTGTTCTTCAGCTAAATCTTTATAAGCCCCTTTAAAAGATTGCCTAATCTGCTCAAACTTAGCAGCAGCGTTTACTAATGCAGTGATGTTACCATCTCTACCATGCTGGATTTCTGTAGTCTCCATATAATGGGCCAATCTATCTAGCATAGACTTAATACCTACATACGTTCTATACGTAGGAGTCTCATATAATTTCTTACACGTGCTCATACCCCGAATAATCAAATTGTCTTCAGTAGAAATATCCATATCAATCTCTGACATAATGATCTCTTCTTTCTCATGTTCAGGAACATTAAAGAAAGGGTTAAGATCAGGATTAGGACAAGTCATATAGAACAGGTAGGTATATACTTTTAAGTAATCATCCGGGTACTCAGTCATTATATCATTCAAAGACGATATTGTATAACAGTGTTCCGTAGGTACTACTTTGTTGTTTACTATGTCAAATAGTTTAATTAGCATCTTGCTTATGTTTAATTAAGTTAATAACCTCAGCTTTAAGATAAGGTAGATCATAAGGCACAATCTTTTTAACTAAAGGTTCTCCTTGGTCATCTAGCTTAGTAATAGGATTTCCAAACTTATCTGTACCATCTGTATAGAACAATACGTGGTGAATAGTAATCTTTCCCGGCTTAAGTTTAGGGTTATGCTTTAATATAATATACATATAAGTGGACAACTGTAGTGCATAATGCCAAAAGTTACAGTCATCTAAGT